CTCATAAATAATCTCACAGTGAGGTTAAAATGTTATTGTATTTGTTATGGTTGCTTGCAGGAACTTTCTATGGATTCATCATAGGATTGATTCCGGTTGCTGGCGCAACAACAGCTCTTATTACTATTTATTCTTTTATAGATGTCTTTAGAGCAGATCCATATACCTTAGTTATATTCACAACAGCAATTGTTGTATCATCAACTATAGGTGATTCCTTCTCATCAGTCATGTTGAATGTGCCAGGAGCTGGAGGATCAGCAGCCACAATGGTTGACGGGTTCCCGATGGCAAAACGAGGCGAGGGTGCAAGAGCACTATCTGCCGCCATAACAACATCTGCAATCAATGGATTTATCTGGGGCATCCTTGTCTTTTCGTTCTTGCCATTTTATGCATCGGCAGTAATGTATTTTGGCATACCAGAACAACTTGCCTTCATGTTCTTGGCATTTGCATCTGTCTGTTTTGTTTCAAATCACTACTGGGCAAGAGGAATCTTTAGTTTAGGATTAGGTATTTTCTTAGGACTCATCGGGCAAGATCCTCACACAGGTTCTGCACGATTGACAGGCGGATGGGATTACTTAGGTAACGGAATTCAAATAATCCCAATCCTTGCTGGTGTTCTTGCTTTTCCAGAACTTATCGAACTATACATAAACAAGTATGAGACAGTAAAGTTCGAGATAAAGAACTATAAAGAACAAGTCGTTCAAGGTATCAAAGATTCTTTTATTCATTGGAGAGAATCGCTCGCAGGAGGGGCAATTGGAGCTTTTATCGGAATACTCCCTGGAATTGGTGGGGCTATTGCTGATTGGGTTGCTTACAGTTTCAGTGTGGGATTAAACAAGAACGAAACCTTTGGTAACGGAAACATCAAAGGTGTTATAGGATGTGAAGGAGCAAATAACTCACAGAAAGCAACAGGTTATATTCCAACTGTATTGTTTGGCATACCTGCAGCACCTTTCGAAGTTGTCATTATGAGTTTGTTTGTCTTAGTAGGCATAGAACTTGGCACACCATCTTTGTTGAAGGATACGATGTTCTTTGACACATTACAATATTCATATCAAGCATCTTTATTTCTAACCTACATCATTAGTATAATCACTATTCGATACATTGTCAAGATATTTCTTATCCCAATTGACATTTGGTTCTGGTCACTTGTTGCACTAATTGTATGGAGCTGTGTGCAGTATACAGGTTATGCAGAAGATTACTTAATACTAATTCTATGCACATTGCTAGGACTTTCTTTAAGATATCTCAAGATGAGTCGTGCTGCTTTTATCATAGGATTTGTCTTGAGTGACAGAATAGAAAAATTGTTATATCAGTACTTGACATTATTTGATTGGTCTGATATTATAATGAGACCAGTGAGTGTATCATTGCTATTAGTAACTGCTGCTGCAATGATATACGGCATCTTCTATAGTAAAACAGAGGTGAACTACACATGAGATTTGTATTATTGTTTCTTATTTTTGTCTTTTCTTTTGGAACAGCAAAGGCAGATTATAGATTGATTGTTCCACAAAGTCCTGGTGCAGGAACATCCGTATGGGCTGCGATCTTTGCAAAGCACATGTCTGAAGCAATGAAAGAGAAGTTCATTGTTGAGCATATTCCCGGCATCAATGATATTCCTGGGTTCAACAAGTTCCATAATGAACTGCGGTTTGATGACAAGACAATCATGGTTGCACATGGTGGCAATGCAGAGTCTTTCTTGGTTGATAAGGTCGACTACAACTATGCACATTATGAACCAATCGCAACTATGAGTCTCAATACCATCGTCACAAGAAACAAGACGGTTGATATTGAGAAAGACAAGATTCGCATGGCACACAACTCAGGAGTCAATCCTGACATGATGGCAATCATTATGTTAGTTTGTGGTCCTCAGAAAGACGTGACTGCATATCTTGATTGCTATAAGAAGCGTGTTATCTATGTTAAAGGTATGCCGGGATCAGAAGCACGCCTTGCTTTTCTGCGAGGTGAGTTGAATACTATCCGTGAGACTTATGTCGCACATGAGAAATTCTTTGCAGAAAAAATTCGCTTTAATGAGGTGACTGATTGGTTCAATCACGGAGTCTATGACTTTAACACAGGCAAGATTATAGATGATCATAACTTTAAGAATGTAAAGACATTTGCTCAGGTATACAAAGATCGATGGAAAGTTGAGCCGTCAGGTGATTTCTATGAAGCCTATGCTTTGATGAAGAACTACCGTGATGTTCTGCAGAAAGCATTGTTTGTAAACAAAGGCAATCCTAATGCAGAAAAATTGCGCCAAGGTGTTGCATACATGTTGACTAACCCAGAAGCAAAGAAAGCCTTTGAAGCAGATATTGGCGACTATGATTGGTTTGTTGGCAAAGATCTAACTTTAGTCATGGGCAAATTGAAAACACAGATTACTGAAAAGAAACTAAAGACATTGGTCAAGATCACCAATGAAGGATTTGGATTTGAAACAGTTTATAAACCAGAGCTTTTAAAATGAGTGAGCGTAAATTTAAATATATCTTTGTCACAGGTGCACCGGGTTCCAAATGGAGCTCGGTCGCAAGAACATTGTGGTATAGTCCTGATGTAGATCGTTCTGACAACAAGAACGAATACAAAGACGGTAACGTGAGACACCAAGGTGCCTATTGGGGTCCTGGTATGGAATACGGCGATGACTTTGCCGCAATGAATCTTCTTTCTAAAGAAGATCTTGAAAAAGAATTTGATAAACCATTTTCTGGCAAAGGTATTAAGATTATTAAATCACACAACTTTGCAAATCACTTAGAATTCATTCGGGAAACATGGCCTGAGTGTCCTATTGTTATGTGCCTGAGAGGTGTTGATGCATGTCTTGGATGGTGGGTAAAAGCAGGTGGGTTCGATATCACTTATCCTAACTATTCAGAGTATAAAAATTTCAAATTGATGAGCATAGCAATTGAAAATCAAAATAAAGGTATTTACAATTTTCTTGACGTTAAGCCGTCATACTATACACCATCAAGTTATAACTTGAGCAATTTGCTTGGAATTGAATACAGTAAGATAGAACAAGATTTTAGTAAAGACGATATAGACGTCTATTTGAATTGGAGTTAAATTATGAAAATCTATGGATTGATGAAAGAAGCACCTGATGAAGTATTGTGGAATTTTACCCATGATGTTCATAACTTGATCCTCGACAAATACTTTAGCACCTATTGGAGAGGTGATACGAAGGATTTTAGTCATACAGGACATGAGGTTCTTTCTAACAAAGTGAAAGAGCACAACCCAAAGAACATTCTAGATGTTGGTTGTGGGTATAACGACTATAAGAAATGCTTTGATGGATATGAATTTGTAGGTATTGATCCTTATAATGATAAGGCAGACATCAAGCAAGGAATCTATGAATACTTCACGGAAAACGAAGGAAAGCAGTTTGATGCAATCCTTGCTTTAGGTTCTATCAACTTTGGACCCTATGACAAGATCTTGCAGGAAGTCGAATGGGTTGATAAGTTGCTTGCACCTGGCGGTCGTTCTTATTGGCGTGTAAATCCAGGAATTCCTCATAAGACGTTGAAAGAGTTTCCTCTTGTTGATTTGATTGAGTTTTTTGATTGGACAGAAACTTTTGTTAAAAAACTTGCAGAAGTTTTTGGATATGTGATTGAAGAATATGCAGAAGAAACCAATCATAACGGAGACAAGCGTATATATTTCTGCTTTCATAAACTATAAATAATGAATAAAACAGGAAGATATTATGGCACAGAAAGTCAATGTTACTATAGATCAAGGATCTACATTCTCAACAACTTACACTATCTATGATGGTGATGGTGCGCCTTTAAATCTAAGTGTATATACTGGAGCAGCACAGATGAGGAAAGCATATTCCTCATCTAACTCAACTGCCTTTACTGTGACAGCAAACTCTATAGGTATCATAGCGATGTCTATGTCTGCTAATACTACTGGTACTTTAACCGCTGGAAGATATGTTTATGATATTGAATTAACAGCTACAGCTAATGGAAACGTGACTAGGATGATAGAAGGAATTGTTACAGTAACACCACAAGTGACGAAATAATGTCCACAGTAGTCATAAAACAAAACAATCTGCAGAATTTTAAAGTAGGTTCAACAACAACTTCTGGTGTAAATTCTATAAAGTTAAACAATAGCAATCCTAGCACAACAGTAAGGGTAGCACAACAAAACACTAATACAACTCAAGTCCTTTCTGGAATAACCTTAGGGGGTTCACAACCTAAACCTCCTACTTTCTCAGAAATAATAAATGATGGAGGGGTCAACATTTCATATGATCCTGTTGATAAAAAATATCACGCAAGTGCAGTAGCAACTGGTGATGTATTTTTAGATGGCGGCGAGTTTTGATTTTCATAAATAATAGTAACTCAAATCTATAATACTAACAGGAGAGATTAAATTTCATGGCAACGTTAATTCAAATTAAAAGATCGTTAAATACGGCGGTTGTCCCATCTTTAGCAAACGGTGAAATGTCATTTACAGCCAATGGAGATATTCTTTCTATTGGTTCTAATGCTGAAATCGTCCATATTGGTGGTAAAAGAAACCCAGGTATTCTAACTGCTAACCAGGCACTAACTGCTAACAGCACTAGCGGCATTGATAAAGTTATTGTCGCAAATGGTGTTTTCACTAAAATCACTGCTAATGGCGCACTTGGTACTGCTGGTCAAATCATTGCTTCTAACTCAACCGGTGGTGTTTACTGGTTGGATCAGGGTGCCATCAGTGTTAATACTGATTACCAATATACATGGTCAAATACTCAGACATTCCAAAACACAATTACATTCAGCAGCACAATTAATGGTTCTATCAACGGTAATGCAAACAATACTACTTATGTAAATGGTAAGACAGAAGGCAATCTAAACGTTAATAGTGCAGCATCTGCTACTAATGCAAACAATGCATCATATCTTGGCACAACTGCTGCTGCTAACTTCGTCCAGAACACAGATTCAAGAACACTTTCTGGTAACCTTTATATGACTGGTGCAAATACCGGTTTCTCAACTGGTTACTTTGTTGGTGGTCAACCAGGTGCAGCTGCTGCTAGCGTAAGCGCAAACACAACTGCTATCTTGATTGGTAATACAACTGTTTCTGCAACAGTTAATTCAACTGCATTTTCAGGCACAGCAAATAATTCTTCTAACTTGAATGGTAAGTCAGAAGCCAATTTAAATGTTAACAATGCTCTTACAGCAAATGCTGCTAGTTATCTAAATAGTAAAACAGAAGCTAATCTAAACGTTAACAATGCTCTTACAGCAAATGCTGCTAGTTATCTAAATAGTAAAACAGAAGCTAATCTAAACGTTAACAATGCTCTTACAGCAAATAATTCTGCTTATCTAGGTGGAACAATTGCATCTAGCTATGCTTTAGAAACATACGTTGATAACAAAGCAGGAAATGCTTATTCTAATGCATTGTCCTATACACTTTCACGTGATGGTTCATATACAGGTAATAACACACTTGGCGGTACAACTACTACTATCAGTTCAAATGCATCCTTCACAGGAAGCGTTTCACTCGGTGATGCAACTGCTGACGTTATCTCATTCAATGGTAGAGTAAACACAAGCATTGTTCCTTCTGCAAACATCTCTTATGATCTTGGTACCACTCTTCTAAGATATGCTACTGTTCATGCATCAAACGTTGCATCTGTAGACGGTAACTTTACTGGTGATGTTTCAGTCGGCGGAAACCTAACAGTTTCTGGTACATTGACAACAATTGATACAGTAAACATTAAAGTAAAAGACGCTCTTATCGAACTTGCTGATAATAACAATACATCAGACACTCTCGATATTGGTTTCTATGGTCGTTCAGGTAATGCTACTGCAACATACTTCCATGGTTTGGTAAGAGACAGCGCAACTACTCCAGCTGTAGGTGGTGCATACTTTAGATTGTTCTCAACAAATACAACACCAACAACTGTTGTTGATACAGGTGCTGCTGGTTACAGACAGGGAACATTGTTTGCATATCTAAACTCTGGTGCATTGGTTTCTAATGCAACTAATATTGCAATCACTGCAAACAGTTCTGTTGCAGTTGCTCTTGTTGCTAACACACTTTCACTATCAACAGCGCTTCCTTCAACATCAGGTGGTACTGGTTTCAACACATTCACTTCTGGTGATTTGCTTGTTGCTAACTCAGGTAACTCACTTTCAAAGTTAGCTCTTGGTACTGATGGTTATGTTCTACAAGTAAGCAGCGGTTCACTTGTTTACTCAACACTTGACGGCGGTACTTTCTAATATTAAAATAAATACATTATTATGATAAGGTGATTATATTATGGATCCTGAACTTTTTAATATATACGTTGAAAAAATGCAAAATAGAATTGCTGAGCTTACCAAGACGAATTTGATCTTGGAAGCTCAGCTTTCTTACAACGAAAAATTGGCTAAAAATTTAGTCGAGGAAAACGCAAACCTGCAAGACGCTTTAGATAAAGCAAATGTGAAGGCATCCAATAAAAAGGAAAAAAGCGAGTCTTTCTAACACCTCGGTATATACCGTTTTTGAGGATGCCAAATGGCTAATAATAAATTGCAGATAAAGCGCACCACTGTTTCTGGTCGCACTCCAAACACAACTAATTCAGGCAACAGTCAGTATATCTCTACGGGCGAATTGGCATTAAACCTTGCCGATGGTAAATTATACACGTCTGATGGTACTACTTTAATTGATCTTACACCGGCCAGTGGCGGCTCTGTCAATACTGCTGCTCAGTATACCTTCACTAATACGATATCATTTTCTAATACAATAACTGTTTCTAATATATCCGCTAACGGGACTACAGGAACAGCAGGACAAGTATTAACATCAAACGGTACTATTGTTTATTGGTCAACACCTTCTGGTGGTTCTGGATCTTCTGTTTCAGTTTCAGATACTGCGCCAGTATCACCAACAAATGGTGCACTTTGGTATTATACAGGAACAAGTGAACTATTCGTTTATTATGATGATGGAACATCTTCACAGTGGGTTACTGCTGCATCTGCTTCTACTCCTTCAATAGTTCCAAACGCAACAAACGCAAATAACGCAGCATATCTTGGCGGCGTTGCTGCTGCTAACTATGCTTCAACAGGTAAGGCCATAGCGATGGCGATAGTATTCGGGGGATAAAATGGCCAATCCAAATATAGTGAACGTAACAACAATCTATGGAAATACGGGTGTCTTAGTTGCAAATACTCCAATGGCAAATGTTGTTCAAAATCCTTCATCATCTGGAGCAATCTATAAAATAAATAACTTGATTGTTACTAATGCTTGCACAGCAGCGATTGCTGTCAATTTACAGATAAATCAAGCAGGCACAAATAATTTTGTAGCAGCTAACGTATCAATTCCAGCAGCTGCAGTTGTTGTTCTATTGGCAAAGGATAGTGGTTTGTATTTGTTAGAAAATACTTCATTGCAAATCAATGCAACATCTAATGGTTATATCACTGCTGTTTCAAGTTGGGAGCAGATAAGCTAATGCGTGTAAGAATGAATGGTGGGGTTATTGGTCCTACTAATCCTACAACTACAAGTACAGCTTCTGGCATCTATAGTGTTGTAGAAGCGCAACTTGATAGACAAAATAATGCTTTCCCATATTTTTCTACATATGCTACAGACGCATATTTCAATAAAACTAAATTGTTGTTGCATAATGACGGAAGTTTAAACGCCAACAATAATACTATTATTGATACTAGTTCGCAGTCAACTACTATGACTCGTGCTGGGACAACAACCCAAGGATCATTTAGTCCATACAGTCAAACAGGATGGAGCACATATCATCCGACAGCAGCAGATTATTATAGTTTTCCATCTGTTGCTAACATGGCATTAGGATCAAGCGGTGATTGCACTATTGAATGTTGGGTTAACTTTACAAATCTTCCTGCTTCGGGTGCTTATATTTTCTCAAAAGATGGAGTTTCTGGTACTAACGTAAGTGAATATTCTTTTCAAACTACAAATGCTCTTGGTGCCGTAGCATTTACTACAGGTAACTCGAGTGGCAGTGCATCACAACAGCAATATGCTGTAGGAACTTTAGCAATTAATACTTGGTATCATATTGCTGCTTGTAGAACAGGAACAACTTGGTATATTTTTCTTAATGGAACACTTGTAAATTCGGGAGGCACAACTCAAACAGTTGCACCTGTTTCATCTGCTAGAAGTTTCTTTGTTGGCGGTCAGCAAAGTGGCGGTTCATCTTTAGCAGGTGCTTATATTTCTAACTTGAGAGTAGTTATTGGGACTGCCTTATATCTAACAACCTTTACGCCGTCTACTATACCATTGACTGCTATAGCAAACACAGATGTTCTTACTGCAAACATAAATCAATTTGCTGATAGTGTGAGTGGCGGAGTTATAACAACTGCAGGATCGCCGTGGGTTTTACCTTTTGCGCCGTTTGCTCCTATTGCTGCTTACGGTGTTTCTTCCGTTGGTGGAAGTATTTCAGCAATTGCTACTTCAGACGCAGTCACCGCAACAATTAGTGGGTCTCCGGGAACTAATGATTTTTCAATTGAATTTTGGCTATATCCAACATCATATCCATCTTCAACAAACATAGTGCCCTTTGCATTAGGTGCAGCAAATGCCGCAGCATCATTGTCTATATTTTTCAGTACATCTAGTACACAGACGGTGTTTAGATATGGAGCAGGTGGTGCAGGAAGTGATTATACAATAGGTTCTGTTCCTAAACTTAATACATGGACACATTATGCTTTTTGTAGATCTAGTGGCGTAACTGCTGTATATGTAAATGGTGTTCTTATTGCTAACACAGGAACAGCAATTTCAGGAACACCTTCAATAACTGCAACAGCATTTTCTATGTTTGCTTTAGCATCTTTAAGTCAATACTTAGGGTTCATCACAGGTGTTAGGTATATATCTGGTATTAGCGCTTATTCAGCAGCATTTACACCTCCATCAGCACCCGTATCATCAACAGGTAATACTCTGCTATTATTGAACGGAACTAACGGGTCAATATATGATAGCACAGCAAAAAATAATATTCAAACAAGTACTGGCGGTTTCTTGAGTACTACTCAATCTAAATTTGGTGGTAGTAGTATTCGTTACCCAGGTGGGGCGTATCATATCACAAATGCAGGTCCGCAAAATTCTTTAGGTCTTGGCGATTTTACTATTGAATTTTGGATATGGTTTGACGCCATGGGCAGTCAACGTCCTCTATCTCAAGGGACATATACTACAGGTGAATTTCTTCTTATCTTTAATACCAACGGAAGTTTTGATTGGTGTGAAACGGTAACAAGTCGTGTTAATAGTGGTGCAGGAGCAGTTACTGTAGGTTCTTCAGGTGGTTGGTATCATATTGCAATTGTTAGATCTGGATTGACTACAAGTGCTTATGTAAACGGAACACAGACCGGAACAACATATACACCTGCAACTAACTATAATTTTAATGCTACTACTGCCATATTTATTGGAGGAAATCCAACAACACCTTCACAGACATTCGCTGGATATATAGATGAACTACGCATTTCAGTTGGTGTTGCTCGCTATACAGCTAACTTTAGTGTTGCGACAAGTGCACATCCAAACCAATAAGGTATTATTATGGCAATAGACTTTCCTTCATCTCCTGCAAATAACCAAGTTTATGTAGATACTACCTCTGGGTATTCATTTACATACTTCACACCACCAGGTGTATGGAAAAGCACAGGATTGTCTGTTCCTGCAACTGATCGTCAGTATGTGTGGACGAATACTCAGACATTTTCTAACGTAATTACATTTTCTGCAAACGTATTAGCAAACATAGTAAATGCTGTTTCACATACAGCAGGATCAGATACGATTGCAAATTCTACGGGTGTATATACAACAGGTGTTGTTAATGCTGTAACACATACATCAGGTGCTACATTCACAGCTAATGCAACACTAGTCAATGCGGCAGCAATTAATATTACTGGTCGAACAAATACTGCAACACTATATGCAGCAACATCTGCAAACATTGCATCTGTTACACTTGCAAATGCTACAGGTGTCTATACAACAGGCACAGTAAATGCTGTATCATATACAGTAGGAACTGACTTTGTTGCAAACGGTTCTGGTGTATATCATCCACTTCTTGTGCAAACAAGAACATTGATTGCAAACAATTCACAGAACCCGTCCAACCCAATAAAGTTTTCAGGACTACCCGCTGTAAACTATGTGACAGGATCTTTGACTTTATCATCTGGATCTGCGGCAAACACTGATATCAATTTAACATCATATATACCTTATACTGGGGTTTTCAACTATTCAACAATAGATGTCAAAGTTCAAGGGGCATATGTTGCAAACACTAATGCGGCTCAAGGCAACTCAGGTGCTGCAGCGGCACAGCAATCGCATCTCATAAAAGGATTCCATCAAGGTATATGGGCAAACAGTCTGCCTTCTTATATTCTTGAAGGCGGAACAGTATATTCAACATACAATGGTGATGCAACAAACTTTCCTGCAGGAGCAATCAATGCTACAAAGGTTTTGTTGATTGCTAATACTACTGGTGTTTATCTAAGATTAATTCAAAGAACAACACCAGGAGCACAATCTGCAACTTACTATACCTATAAAGTAGAAATTATGAATCTTTAATAATATGGAAAATTGCAATGAGATTTATTAGCAAAAAAATTAACTTACTTACATTTCAAATTGTGTTTAGTGAAAGGAATCCAAATTCAATACAGATTCAAGCACTCAATCCCGATCCTGAAATAGATCACTGCATGGCTTATTTTATTGAAAATTTTATTGAAAACTATGATGATCTAACAGATACTCAAATAGTTAATTTAATAAAAAAGAATGATGAGTTTAAGAATTGTTATCAACAAGCAGTCACTGCCTTTGCGCTATAATTAATAGGAGAGTAAAATGGAATTAAGTAAAGAAGATATCATGAGTGAATTTCCACATGCAAAGCCAGAATTGGTTGATGCATTGTGTGGTGCATTAGAGGTATTAGAAGAGTATGGAATTGATACTCCTCTTCGCCTTGCACATTTCCTTGCACAGACATCACACGAGTCTGGTGGGTTCAGAGCGGTCGAAGAAAATCTAAACTACAAAGCAGAAACACTTTCAAAGATCTTTCCAAAGTATTTCCGTGATAAAGATACAAATGACTATGCAAAGAAACCTGAAAAGATTGCTAACCTAGTATATGGTGGACGTATGGGCAATGGTCCTGTAGAATCGGGTGATGGCTATCGCTATCGTGGTCGTGGATTAATTCAGTTGACTGGCAAATCAAATTACGAGAAGTTCGCTGAAGGAATTGAGTCAACACTTGAAGAAGCAGTTGAATACCTAACAACACCTGAAGGTGCGGTTGAATCTGCTGCATGGTTCTGGGCAAACAACGGATTGAATGAATTAGCAGACACTGATGACGTTACAAAAGTAACCAAGCGTATCAATGGCGGCACAATTGGTTTGGCAGAACGTGAAGCCCACACAGAAGCTTTTAAAGAAATGCTTGGAGTATGAATCTTCATAAATAATCAAAATGGAGATTTATACCAATGGCAACACCAAGAACTAGAGCCGAATTCAAAGAATACTGCCTTCGTAAGATAGGCAAACCTGTAATTGAAATCAATGTTGATGATGACCAGGTTGAAGATCGTATTGATGAAGCGCTAAAGTATTACTATGACTATCACTTCGATGGTACAGAAAAGATGTATTATCGTTATGTCTTTACTGAAGCAGATCGTCCAGATGCTATTAAAGAAATCATAGTCAATGATGGTGGAACAGGTTACTCCAATACTAATACTATTGTTATCACTAAAGCGTCTGGTGACTCGACAGGCACAGGTGCTACTGCAAACTTAGTAACATACGCTAACGGAACTATCAATACCATCACAATGACCAATAATGGATCTAACTATAGAATGGATCCTACTGTCACTATCACAACCGCAACAGGTTCAGGTGCAGATCTTTCTGCCTACGTTGGTGGTTATGTTACGTTACCGCAGAACATCATTGGTGCAGTAAACATCTTTGATATTGGCGACTACATTGCAACAAACAACATCTTCAATCTTCGCTATCAAATTGCTTTGAATGATCTATACACCTTGACCTATCAGTCAATGGTTCCATACTATATGGCATTCCAACACATTCAGTTGCTTGAGAATCTTCTTGTTGGAAAGCAACCAATCAGATACAACAGAAACACCAATCGTCTATATATTGATGTTAACTGGAGCAAAATCGATGCAGGATCATATCTTGTTGTTGAAGCATATCAGATCATTGATCCAGTCAAGTTCCCAGACACATGGGGTGATCGCTGGTTGCAAAGATATGCAGCAGCATTGATCAAGAAACAATGGGGCACAAATTTAACAAAGTTCAACGGTATTCAGTTGCCAGGCGGTGTTACATTCAACGGTGAAAAGATCTACAATGATGCAGAAGCAGACATCGAAAAGATGGAAGCAGAGATGAGCATGAGTTATTCGTTGCCTGCCTATGACATGATTGGATAATCAATGGCAACGAATTTCTATTTCAATAACTTCGGCGCATCTAATGAGCAAGGGTTAATTGAAGATCTTATCATTGAGTCAATTAGAATATATGGCTTGGATATGTATTATATTCCAAGAACAAAGAATAACGTCTCGGACGTATTCAATGATGTTCAGTATAGCACATATAACAATCCTGTCTTTGTTGAGATGTATATCCAAAACGTTGACGGGTTTCAAGGTGATGGCGAATTCCTTTCGAAGTTTGGTGTTGAAGTTCGTGACCAAATCACGTTCACTATCTCACAGAGAGTATTCAATCAGGAAGTTGGTATCTATACAAATGAGACCCGTCCTACTGAAGGCGATATCATCTGGTTCCCATTAACCCTTTCACTGTATCAGATCAAATATGTAAACAAGAAAGCAATTTTTTATCAACTTGGTGCGCTCCAAACCTATGACATTGTTTGTGAGCTTTATGAAGGTAATTCTGATATCTTTAATACGGGTATTGCTGAAATAGATGATAAGTATAATGCACTATCACTAGTAGATGATTCTTATGCAATCTTGATGGAAGATGGTGCTGTGCTTATGACTGAATACAATGAAAAAGTTCTTAACGAAAATTACAGCATCGATACAATTGATGTTCTAGCAGACAATGATGTCTATGATCTAACATCTAATATTGACTTCATTGACTTTACAGAAATCGATCCGTTCTCAGAAGGGGGCACAAGAGTCTAATGCTTTCAGTCCCATTTTATCATTCACTGTTTAGAAAATATGTTATCATCTTTGGAACGCTGTTCAATAATATCCGTATTGAGCGTGTAGATCAAACAGGTGTGGTCACACAAACGCTCAAGGTTCCTATTGCTTATGGTCCTCGTGAGAAGTATCTTGCTCGTGTAACAGGCAATCCTGATGCTATTGCAACACAAGCAATTCAACTTCCACGTATGTCTTTTGAAGTAACAAACATTGGATATGCTGCTGACCGTAAACTTCAGACAACAAGAACTGTGATGACCGCAAACAGCGTTACGGGAGTCAATGTCTATAAGAAAGCATTTACGCCAGTTCCTTATGATATTGATTTTTCTCTTTCAATTATTGCAAAGAACACAGAAGATATGACTCGTATCGTCGAGCAGATTCTTCCATACTTCACACCTGAATGGACGATCTCTGCAAAACTTCTTCCTGACTTTGATCAATTAACAGACATTCCTATTGTTATTGGTCCTATTCAGATTGATGATAATTATGATTCTGCATTTACAGAAAGACGTTCTTTAGTATACACAATTAACTTTGTGATGAAGGCATATCTTTATGGTCCTGTAACTCAATCTAAACTTGTAAAAATTGTTGATATCAATTATAGTATTCCTATAGACATTGATACACCTCTTGATGAAGTCGTTCCTGTAGAATTACAGGCAGTGCGTCCGGGTCTTGATGCTAACGGAAACCCGACAACATTGCTTGCTAATACTATTCCTTATTCACAGATTCAAGAAATCGATCCTTACGGTTATATTGACACAAAGACGTTATTCCCAAATGGCTAAAGATGATGTGATCTCTCAAAGTTTAGGTATTGATA